CGCGATTAGACCAGAAAGACTTATCATCCTCTGTTTCCATAGGAATCTTACCGTCTATCTTTAAGTTTCGCTCACGGTTCGCATCAATACAATTAGAAGTGATCTCACGGACAATCGAACCAATAGGATCCGAGTATAAATTAATCAGGCTATCCATAATGATAGCCTGTGAACCGTCCGTGATCTTGAACTTGTGTTGTTTTTGAACGCCGATAACTTCTTCGACGTTCGTGTGTTGTTGTAGTTTCATTTATTCAAATGGTTTTTCTTCGGGTTTTAAAGGGTTAGTAACTTTCATAGATTCATTGTAAACCTCTCTATCCATATCAGGAACTGATGATACCTCTGCATGTTTCGGTATATCTGTACCTGTTCTATCCTCCCACTCTTCACGTAAATCTTGATGTTTGAATAAAACTTTTGCAACTCTATGCTCGTGATCAATTATATTGTGAAATCCAAATATAACTACTTTATAGTCATAATTCATTTCAGAATACTTACCCTGTTTAAATAAATCATAATCTGATTGATAAAAAGAAGGTACTTTAAATACAAACATAACATGATGATTGTCTGGATCATACGAATCTACAAATAGATCTGTACTTTTTAGAAAATCTTCATATAGCAAAAATTCTTTTGCACCACTAAACTTATAAAGAAGGAAGATGTTATTGTCATACTTTGGATAGTCACGGTCTCCAATAAATGTATTTACTAGATTACGTTTCTTTATTCCTATATAGTTTGCCAGCATAGGCAAAATATATGTATAAGACTTATTTAACAACATCCTTATAAATTTAATAAGTTACAGTCTCTTCAAAACCTTGTTTAACATTAAAATTATTGCTTTCTTTATAGTGTTTATACTCAGATAATAAACATTTAATTTCGTTATTACCTTCTTCTAACCACTCTTCAGGAAGCTTGTATACAGCTACATCATATGAACCTTTGGTGTCAGCAGCAATAATAAAAGACTCTATTTTATAATCAGGATACTCTGCTTGAGCAGCATTAATATAAAAAGCAAGTTGTCTATAGTATGCATACTGAACACAGGAGTACATAAAACCTGTAACATGCCAATCTCTAATAAGAACACCAGTTCTAAGCTTTTTTGGTAGCGGTGTGCACTCACCATAAACTTGGCTACTAGTAGTTTTAAGATCTACAATTGTTACAGTCTTATTATCATGATCTACAATCATTCTATCTAACTTAGATTTACAATCTACATCTTCTTGCTTAAAATATATTTCTTTCTCGTTAAAAGACTCTACATTTTCTACGTTGTCTTGAAATAATAATTTATTTGCAACAACATGAGCACGTAAAGATGTAATACAACCCTGAATAATTCTTTTATCTTTATCATTTAAAGCAATCTTACCGTCTGCAGCTTTTAAGAATTCATAGAACTTAACATTCTCTTCTTTCTTTTGAAAACTCTTAAGAATAGTTTCTGGTTTAGAATGGGAAGGTTTGTATCCTGACATTTGATATGCCATTGCAGGTATCTGATCTTCAGGTGTACCAACTTTCTCTAATTCAAAATAAGCTTTAATATACTCACCCATCTTACCGCCTACAGGTTCGACGTCTGCCATAATAAACTTATCTGGCTCAAGTGTAAAGTTATGAATAAGAGTTCCAAGCTGCATTGCTCCGCTCTTCGTTTGCATTTCGTGTTGCTTTCGCATCACAAATCTTCTAGGAGATATTTTTAACTCTCCTAGGTCACTGTTAGAGATTTCTTCTCTACTGTAGTAATTTTCTTCGGACATTTTGTTTGTCTAGTGTTTGTGTTAATAATTCCATGTATTCAGTGTATAGCTCTTGCCGCTGTGCATGAGCATGTATTTTAGCATTTGCAACTTTACGATCTCCGTCATCCACCATGTGATCTACATATAATTCTGGATCCTCTAGTGCTTGTTCGAGATAATATCTTACAACGCTATCTCTACGATTATCCATCGCAGACGTCAATAACCTAATATCCATGAAGTGTCTAAGATAGTTAAAGCACTTTGTCTTAAACTCTTCTGTGTATTGTATTGTCATAATTATGATTTTAAAACGTTAATATAAACTCCTGGATTATCTTTATTGTATTCAAACTCTAAGAATATAGGAAGCATTTCATCTGCATTATCATCAGTTATCCACCCGAATTTTACCATTTGATCTTGTATAGTTTGTGCAGGATTTATGTAGTCAAACTTATGTCTACTCTTCCTAACAAATTTAAACGAGATTCTATACGGCTTTTTGTTTTGTGAATCTTTTCCTTTTAATAATTTATGAAACTCTTTCTTGTTCTCTACCCAATACTTTTTACTGTTTTTGTAATAACGTTGGGTTTGTTTAGAAACTATAAAGTATCTTCCCGTCCATCTTCTACCGTTCTTGCTTGACGGCACGTTTCCTGGTATGAATATCCCTCTTGGCATGTGTATTCTATTAACTCTGCAGTTGCTCTAAGGCCATTATTAGCGATAAAGTCTGACAGATCTTTTGCTTTGTAGTCAAAGGTATTAAATTTTCCATTAGTAAAAAATAACGGTATAAACCCATACAGTTTCCTATGTTTATTAGCAAAAGATATTCCAGTGCGATCAAAGTCATATAGTATACATATTCTTGCAAATCTGTCATATAAATTTTTAACAACATCTGCAGGAATGACACAACTCTCTGACGATGGCGCCACCGCAGGTATATCCCATATACTCAAACACATAACATCTTTCAATGATTTAGTAATCACTAGTGTGTCTCCGCTATTAGGCAGTTGGCTCAAACCTTGTAGGTCCGACACACTAGTGTTACTAAGCCATTTAAACTTGCTATTAGGTTGATATATCTTCATTCGTCCTTCCCCAAAGTTGTAAGCGTATATCGGATTGTAACGATTAGCGCTAACAATGAGGCGATCATTAACCCACACGTGTTGTGCGGGTTGGACGTGAAATCTATTAAGGATGTTACAACATATTCCATATTTAGACCAGAAATTTTTATCCTCCTGCCCATTCCAGGGGCGTGACTTAATTTGAATAGTAGTAGTAGATGGTTCTATGTCTTCAAACTCTTTAATGTGCTTACCAACATACTGTCTTGTAGGCGCACTAAAGTTACTAGTAGATATACCAAGTTGAAAGTCATTGTCCACAAGTCTGTATGTGTCAAATCGTCTCAACCCAAATAGTTTAGTAAGGAAAGTAAAACAATCACCTGTTTCACCTGTACTAAAGTCTTTAAAGAAATATTTACCGCTATTATGTTTAAAGATAGTAAAAGAAGGAGATTTATCTTTACGAAGTGGTGAGCATATAGCTCTCCCGTATTTAAAATCTTTACCTATATAGTATGAGTAGATGTCTAGGCAGGTTATCCTACCTAGAATCTCCTCATCACTAAGTTCTACTACACGACTACCGTACATTAGAACGGCATCTCAGCACCGCCTGTGGCCATTACTGTCTCTGGTGTTACTGGAGCCGCATCTGGCTCAGGCTTAACAAGTTTCTTCTTGTTATAGTCTGAGATGTAGATGTTAGTCTTATCTGCAGTTGTCTCCATACCCTCGATAAAGTTAGGATACTTAGGTAAAGACACATACTTACCTTTATAAATAAATAGCATTCTAAACTTTCTGCCTATGAACTTTTGACCAAACAAAGCTGTAACTTTATTTGCATACTCTGCAAATGTAGATACATCATTGATTACAAATTCAGTCTCAGGCATAAATTTAGTAGCAATATGCTTAACACGACGTGATACATCTGTAGCCTGCTTTTCTACATCACCATAATCTGGGTTAGCAGGAAACTCTGCATGCTTTACAGTTGCACCATTTGGCTGCTTAAACTCGAAGTCAAGTCTACCACCCTTATCCATATTAAGGGATACACTTACCAATTCACAATTCTCTACAATACCTACTGATGGTGATACACCACCTGTGCTGTTACTTTCTACGTTACTTCCGTACATTTTTCTCTCTTTTTAGAATTAATTATTATACTCTTCGATAGCCTTTGCTACCAATGCTAAATCGTTTGGTATTTTAACAGATCCAAACATGTCTTTTGGAGTTTTACCAGTATTAGCGCCGTCGTTTTGTGTAATAAACGAATATGCCATACCAGATTCACTCTTTGTGACGTCTGTATACAATACAATTGTAAACATACCCTCAAGAGTAACTACATTATCCATCATTTTACCGATAGTCTTAGCTTTAGTAACTTTATTACCATGCGCATCGAATGTAGTTTCTGAGTGCATCATAAACACAACTAATAAATCATCACGCATAGATTTAACTGCATTGATAACTGACCAAGCATTCTGAGCAATCTCAGTAAACTTTTTGAAACCAGTCTCGTTAGCTCTACGCATATACTCATTAGCCATAGTGTATTGATAATCATCAACAATAATCGTCTTAATTTCAGGACGTTTCTCGTTAATGTAATTCAAACATCCAAGAATCTCATGAGGTACATCTGTTGAACAGAACCTACCGTTTGGATTCTCTTTGTCGAATACAGGATATTTAGTCTTCCATCCTTTGAATGGTAACGCTTTGCGCGCTACGTTAACAATAAATGTAGACTCAGGGTTTAAGTTTTCTATTGAAGTGGATTTCCCTGTACCACTTGCGCCAACTACTAATAATTCTTGTGCCATTATTTTTGATTTTCTTTAATTCCTTCTTCTAATTCTGCTTTTAACGCTTCTATCAGTTCAAGTATAGTTTTTACTTGTTTTTCTTCAGGAACATGTGCGTTCCATGTAGCAATAAGATACTCTTGATGTTCTTCGCTACGGATTGATTCGGGTTGAGGTTTAGGCTCAAATCCCCACATAATTGGTTTTTCTTCCATGATTAAAATAAATTGATTTCGGTTTTTACTTTTTCTTGTTCAGCATGCCTTGCCGCCCACTTGGTGCCTCTAAACTCTGGATGCTTTTCTTGTAATTTACGGCGACAACGTCCTATACCCTCGAAAGAGGGATATGTTTTGTTGTTCAAACCTTTTAGAAAATCTTTAGTGCTTAGTGTGTTTATATCAACACCATAGTCTAGCAATACAAATGCATAAAGAACGTAATCGCTATTTCTAGCGGTAAACTTATTAAGTAGTATCTTGGATACTATCTTCTCGTACTTCTTCACTTTCATTGCTCGAATAAGTTGGTGGTTTAGCATCTAATATTTGATTATGTGCCAAGTCATTCTCCATAAGAGCAATGCATGGCTCGCCCTCGCGCACCTTTAAGTAATGCCAGAATATAGCATTAGTTGTAGGCCATCGCTTTGGGCCGTACGCCCTAATACCAAGCATCTCTGGTCTGTGTGTTACCACAACAATGTCAGAATACATGTAACATGCATCTGCACCAAAGATGTCTTGCTTTTTAGGGTAATGTAAATCAGGATTTTGTATACGCTCTGACGCTTCTATGTTACGATTCATCTGTGATATTAGAATAAATGCAACTCTAATAACTTTCTTAAGGCCATTGAACATAGCCATCAAATCGTACAACAGATCTCTGTCTTGCGCACCACCTGCCTTCTTTACAAGCAGAGTATGATCTAACATAATTACAACAGGTTTATCCTTCTCTTTAGAAAAAGCTAGTATTGTAGCTTCTAGAGATTTGACACTACCTGGTATATCTACATAGTTTATATCATACTTATTTAACTTACGAGCTTCCTTTACTGCATTCATATAGTAATTGTCATTGAGCTTAAATGTCTCTGACGCACTATACAGCTGCTGTGTAGTAATATTCATCTTATTACTAAGCTTACGACCAATCAGCCGTGAGGATAACATCTCGAAGTTAAATGATAGTATTGCAAAATCGTCATTCTGATTTAGATCTTTCAATCCTGTTTCAAGCTGACCGAGTATTGCAGTCTTACCGCTACCAGACATACCAGCAATAGTTGTGATAGTCTGCCACTCGATACCACCCATAGATATATTATTGAACTTTTTCCATGGTGTAGCTAGAGATTTAATATTACCTTTACGTCTACCATCTATGTAGCGTAAAGCTGCCTTAGACGCATCAGCTATGTGACGCCACGGTAAAGGCTTGTGTTCTTCACTCATACTAAATCTCCTCCATATTGTTGTTCATCTTTGGATTTCTCTGGTTCTACGCCATCATACATAGTCCAAGCTTCTTGGTTTAAATATGATGACATCATTTTCCATCGTGGGCGGAATTCACCAGACCAGCTTGCACGTTTTCTATCTTCTAATTCAGCTGCTATAGCTTTGAGTATAGTATCATGCAGATCTGGGTTACGCTCTATCAATGCTATGTACTTAAGCTTGTTACGCTTCATATCATTGTGTAGTGGACGGCCTTGGTCCTTGCGTGGGTAGGCCAATGCAAATTGATTCCAACAATCTTCGCACCCTCGCACCATAAATAAATCCAATGCCTTTTGACGAAGCATAAAAGAACCATCGGACATCATTTTAATGAAGCCACGTTGTTGCAGTTTTGCTTTGTCTATAGGTAGGATTTCTAGGTACTTTTCGAGTTGTTTACCGCTTTCGCTTTTAATTAACATGTAAACAAACTCGCTGGGAGTCAGTTTGTTGCCTTTCAACTTGGTTAAGTTTAAAGACACTTTCATCGCAGTTTAAATATTTATCTAGTTCCTCTTCAGTTAAATCTATCAGCACATCATCTGATAAACATCTTAGTGTATCACCACACTCAATACAATTAGTCATGACATAATAAATTACCATCAACATCCCAGTATTGGGCAGTGATAAGATATAAATATACATCATTTTTATTAATCTCACAACCAAATTCCATGCGCATTATATCTGTAACAGCCTCTATACTAAGATTATCAAGATCCTCATAATAAAATTTTAAAACATTATATAAATGTCTTATCTCTGCAAGATTAACTTGCTTTCCATTGTAAGGACTCTTTTTCATATTTACATTTTAGAACGGTAGGGTCTCCTCCTTCAACATTTGAAGATAAGGGTCTATCGCAAACTCTTCAGTAAATGTATGTAATTTAGTATACTTTTCCAAAGCATTCATAGGGTGTGCAGACTTAAGGGCTTCAGTGCATGCATTGTAAGCAGACCACAAGTTTCTATCTTTAAATACTTGAGAATCAAACCATTCAGTAGTTGCTTTCTTCATCTGTGCGCCATTGAAAACATCTTGATTTACAAATAATTGTCCAAAATAATTACCAGCATCTGTATCGCTAAAATCTATTTCCTCCATAACTTGTTTACATGCTACAGATTCTTCATAGCGACGATCTACATCAGCAAATAACTTTTGTATAAGAATATCTAAATCTTCTTCTACATTCTGTGTGTGTTTACGCATCTTAATAATATCACCTGTAAACATAAGGTTAGAGCATACAAATACTGATGCTCCGCCACATACACCTATAGGTAATGTTTTGTCATAAGAATTACGAAAGCCAATACTTCTATTCATACCACTACCATCTGCCCTAAGATTAGAGCCATCATGGAATGTCATACTACCAAACATCTGTTGGCCTCTATGATTTACCTCTAGCTTTTCTTCAAAAGGTGAGGTGTTGTAATGCTTTGTACCTGCTTCTTTAATTTTTGTAACTAATTCTTGGTGACTCACTGGTATGTAAGTCTCTGTTCGCTCTGGTGTTTTAATATAAGCCAGTTCAGCGAAATCTACTATTTTTGCCATTGCTTCCGTAGGTTTTAGGGTCTTGTATGACCGATTCAAAATAATTTGCTTTATATACTTTAGGATACTCAAATCCAAACGTTAATTTAAACGTGTCGTCTGTTACTAGATTTGTAGTATCTTTTTCTTTCTTCTCTTCTTTCTTAATTGGCTGAAGAGGCACATAATCTAAATAATCTTTACTGGGCATCGTTATAAATTTTAAGTTCTAAGTCCATATCTATTCCTGCATGTTGTAATGCATTTTTGATCTTATCAACGTTAAAGAACATGTGGTCTTCACAACCACACTCCTGTTGATCTTTACGCTCTTCCTCGTGTAGGTATAATACCATAAACACAAGAGACTCTATCTGTTCTTCGTTTAAAGTCATAATTAGAATATATATCTTATTGTATTCCAAGGTATAACTCTGTTATGTAGAGCTTTAAATGCATCTATGTACAAAGGCTTAACATGACGAGCATACCTTATGTTAGTTCCACCATACTGCGAGACTTTCTCTTCCTGGATTGCAGGATTCCATAGGTGTACTTCTGTTTCAGGGTGCTTCTCTAAATTTTCTTCATGTTTCTTTTCATTATGTGTTAAAAATATTACTTCTGCTAATACCTGATCTTTATACTCAACATAATCGTTAAGCATTGTGAACAGTTCTTCGTAATCCTCTAGCCAATTATCTTCTACGATAACAGGACTAAAGTTAACATGCACATCATAACCTGCATCTATAAATGCATTGATAGCTTTAATTCTATCTATAATTTTAGATGTATGTGGCTCATGCAATGTTGACATATATTGCGGCATTAAACTAAACCTGATACGTATCTTACCTTCAGGATTAAAGTGTGTAAATATAGGATTTACATACTTAGTAGCAAAACTACCCATAGCAATAGGATGATCTCTAAAGAATTCAAAGATCCTTTCCCAATCATGATACTTAGCATGCAGCGCAAAGTCTTCATTACAACTAATGTCGTATGTAGTATACTCTGCATGCGTTTGATTGGGTTTCTCCACTGGTGTGAAGTATGCATGGTTGTTTATTTCTGTAAGTATGTCACCTGTATTTGTTGCTACACTCAATCCTTTGGGCTTATGGCGCTTCATATAACAATATGAGCAATTATATAAGCAGCCATAGCCAAAGGAAGGGGAGATAAAATCTGTGCTACGTCCTGAGGGACGGATCAGAAATGTCTTTCGTCTCGTCTGGGTTACTAGCATAGTTTGCCTGATTTATAACATTCTGTATGTTATTTGCTATCTGTAGCTGTGCTACTTGTTCGATTAGTTTTTCTATTACCTTCTCATGTCTATCTAATCTATTGCTATTGTCTTTTGGTGTCATTCCTCTTTTTCTTTTTTACTTTCCATTAAACTTGCAATTAACTCACCTTGTTTAACAAAATCAGCAGTAAGAGCTTTAATCTGCTCTTGTTGACTAGTCATTTGCTTTTGCTGAGAGTTTAAAACTCTAACTAATGCAGCTACCTGCTTTTTATTTAACTCTTTCATTTTCTTTTTTCTTTTTGTTTTTGTTTAATCATCTCGTAAATAGTGTATAATAATAATACACATACAACTCCTAAAAATACTTCCATAATAAATAATTTAGTTAATAATTAGGGGGTCAAAGCATAACCGCGACGAACGTATTAAAGATCTTATCACCCCTAATTAAAAATGATGCAGCACTCACGTAGCTTGCTCAACGTACTAAACTCTCCTGTAAATTAAATCCGAAAAACTTATTAATATAAGTAAAAAAAATGGAGAGTTATTAATAGCTAACAACATAACCTGTGGTCTTATTGGTATTGTTGAGACATTACCACTAGTTATGTGTTAGCTTAGAAAATAGGCTCCCAGGTTTGGTATCGCAGTCTCGCGCTCGGTATCTGGGATGATTAGAGTTTAACCGTTAATCACTCATGCCTAATTTATATTAATCAAACCAATTTCTATATTTCCACCATTCATTCTTCATATTTCAATTTCTTCTATTGTATCCACCCATGTTACATTCTGTCCCTCTTGTCGCTTGTTAAGCCACGAGACTTCCTGCGTGTTAGGCGCATAGAGATTAATAATAATTGCTGTCTTACCTGGTACATAACGAATGATACGGCCTGTACGCTGTATGTTATCTAATTTCTTAGAATTACCTGCAGCTACAATACCAAGAGAACAATCAGGTACATCAAAGCCTGCATTCAGAGCTTTAACACTACTGATCACACGCTGCTTAGTTCTATTGTCTTTAAACTTCTTGAGTATCTCTGTCTGCTCTTTCTTACTACGTTTGCTGTGAAAACTAAGACACATATCGCCAAGCTCTTCTTGTACAGCATCTGCAAAATCTGTAGATGCACTGAATAGTAGAGCCTTACGGTCATCAAACTTCTCAAGCAGCTGTTTGATAACAGGTATCTTGGCTTGAGAGTTCTTACATATGTCACCACGCTTACGCATAGAGTTATAATATATAGCTGCTATAGCTCTAGCTTCTGGTGATGCACTCTTGTCTTGCAACAAAGATCTAGCATTGTTAAAAGAATTAGAGCCCCCAAAACCTAGCCTACCTGCAGCATATCTAAACTGCTTATTGGCTTTGTCATAGTCTTCTTGCTCGTCATCATACATAGGTACAGCTAGATTATACACAAGGTAATCACTAACCCAACCATTCGCATGACACTCATCAATAGGCACTTCATCAATAACAGGTGCATACTCTAGTAGCACCTCGTGCATACCATCTGAACGCTCTATCGTAGCCGTAAGACCAAATATATATTCATATGTAATCTTACCAAATACTTTAATAAATTGTTCTGCGCCATACGCATGTATCTCGTCGCATATCAATAGATCACATGTAGTCTTAGTCTTGTATGCAGTATTAATAACAAGAACTTCACAGTTCTTTGCTGCTTTGTAGCGCTTGAGTTCTTTCTTCCACTGATTCTTAAGGTTAATTGTAGGTACAACAACTATAATCTTACAGTCAGGCCTAGACTTAATCATTCTAAGTATAACCATTACAGCTGTAAATGTTTTACCAAAGCCTGTAGCTGCTAGCAATGTACCTCTACCTTTATTATCAGCAAACTTCTGAACTATCTCAAGCTGCCTCTCTGTTCTACTACTTACTTTTTCCATACTGTTGATATTTCTGTTTCTGCTTTTAGTAGCCCTGATGGTATAATATCTAGAGTTGACGTCTCCATGATGTCTTGCAGTGTGTACCGCCACGTGTCTGCGTAGCTTTTGTGTACAATAGTGTCAATCTGATCGTGGACTGTCATCACTAGTTTAACAGGTAAGTTATTGTGATAAATATGATCACGTACCATAACAAGTGCAGACTTACACATGTCAGCACCACTACCTTGAATTGGTGTGTTCTTGCTGGCACGCTCTATCTTACCCATCATAGCCTTATCTGTCTTATGTCCGTCCCACGCATCAAACCATCTGATACGACGATACGGTGCATATGTTCTAATATGTCCGTTATGCTTACCATAGTTACCAAGAGATTCTAGAAAGTTTTTAATTGCAGGAAATGCTGTAAAGTATTTCTGAATTAGTCTTTCTGCTTCTTTGATACTGATAAGCAATGTGTCAGCTAGTTTGTGTGGGCCCATACCATAGGCTAAACCGAAGTTTATACTCTTTACATTTGTGCGCAGTTTCTTATGTTTACTGCAATTGCATTTAGCTTTTGACTTCATGTACGCACAGTCAGACTCTGCTGCATTCTGCCATTCTTTACCATAAACTAAATCTGCACACACGCTATGGAGATCTTCTCCATCCTCTAGCGCTTTAATCCACACTGGGTCTTTACTCCCTGTGGCTATAATACATAGCTCCTGTGAGCTGTAGTCACCTGATACAAATACCCAATCATCATAACCACTAACAAAGCAGTTACGATACTCATTGTCTGCAGGTATCTGCTGCATATTAGGCTTACCTGATGCAACTCTACCTGTATTTAGTATTTGTTTGAAGCTTGTACGGATTCTACCGTCACTATCTACATTCTCAAGGAACTTTTCACCATAACTAGTAGCCAGTTTGGCTTGCTCTTTGTATTTAATATATGTTTTAATAAATTTATCTTTACTGTGGACATGTAAATTTTTAGCATTCACATCTTCCACATTTAAACCATATGTTCTAAATACATCAAGCACTTGTTTTGGTGAAGACCATTTGACATTTACTTTTCTTAACTCTTCTACAGACATAAACAAATCGCCTTGCACATAATCATCTACAAACTTATTAAGTTTTGGATTAGATTCTATGTATGCATCTAGTGCAATAGATATAAGTCTGACATCATTAGCTGCTTCTTCTGCAAGTTTAAGCCAGTTATCTTTGTCCAAACCAATGCCATTGTATTCAATGTCTGCATACGCTAGCGCAGCTTTGTTTTCAAGCTCAGTAATTTGTATAAGATTATGCTGTATTACTGTAACTGATTGACTATGATACAGTTGTATAAGGTATTCTACATCTTTAGCACCGTATACTATCTCAGATTCTGTGAACTCATCGCTACCTTTAGTGATAAAATTAGATCTAACAGACTTATCCATAGTTATATTTAGTTCTCTCTCAAGAACATTGTTTAAACTATGTGACATCTCTTTACCACAATTTATAACTTGTGAAGTTAGCATAGTATCCCACACATTATTAAGTCTTATATTATATTGTCGTAAGAACTTATAATCAAACTTAACATTGTGTAGTATTTTTATCTTATCTCCTTCAAGTATATACTTTAGAGGTTCTATACTTACACATCTAGTGTCAATAACAAACTGTTGCTTGTCATCACCAATCTGTAGCATAATCATCTTATTATCTATATGATTAAGACCAGTTGTTTCTGTATCTACAGCAATAATATCTATACTATTGCAGTAGTTTACTACATCTTGCATTGTTGCAGCATCACAACAATCAAGAAGTTTTGGATTTCCTACGAACTTTATCATTTAGATTTTTATTTAAGGTTCTTAATATACTATCAATCTGTCGTACTGTCCATAACTTGTTGCATTTGCTTTTCGTGATTGTCATGAAACGTGAAAGAATATTGACTTGCCTTACAGAAACTTCTAAGTTCCTCTCTGATTTCTTGTTTGAGTTTTGCTCTACCATACCAATCTATTTTATTTAGTAAATGGAGATCAAGTTTATCAAATAATTCTGTAATAAACAAGTTATCTCGCATAGTTAATTGAAAGTCCAAAAAAGAAAGAAGCGTAAAGTAATCACGCTTCTTCTCTTGTGGTAACTCGTTGAGCATTAGTGTCATACGAGTTATAAACTCTTTATTAGACTCCATTAACGCATTGTTTTTTGTAATGGTGCAGCCATTGGTTTAGGAGCATTCTTTCTTGGTCTACCTCTCTTAGCTTTTGGCTTAGATTTAGTTCTGTTGTCAATAGTAGAAATGTCCAACTTATTAGCACTTGTGCGTGCTGCACACTCTTTTAGTCCTTGCTCCATGTCACTAAGATCTTTTTCTATACTATTTAGTCTGAAAAAACTTAGTAATAAAGCAATTGTTGCTGTAATTAAAGCTAAAGTAGCTAAGGTAAAATTAATTGTGTTCATAATACTTGTCTTAAGGTTTAAGTTAATGAAAAAAAGAATGCAGGCTGGCTAAAGACCTGCATTCTTATTAGTGATTAATTAAGGGATTGTCTAAAATGGTATATCTTCTGAAGCTACTGCTGCTTTAGATTTAACCGTTACTTTGTCGTGAGCAATATAGACATCTTGCTCAGACATATCAAATGCAACATGTGTGTTACGATAGATTGGTTGACCGTTCTTTGTAAGAACATCACCTGACTTAGGATTTACTTTTGGTGATTGTTCACCGCCGTCCCAAGTACGTTGATTGTGAGTTTCTTGAATAACAATCTTACAATCTACATCATTGCCTGACACTTTAGAGATAGCATCTGCAAAATAGCAAATGTTATTATCTTCAGACTCAAATATGTCATACATTTCTATGAACGTTGAGTCAACATTGCGAAAGGCCACACGTTTCTCCATATTAGCACCTACAATTCCTGGCATAAAGAATCCCAAATCACCTGATGACTCAGACTTTTTGTTTTCTTGCCTCAGAACCAATGTAAATACATCTGGGTTACGTGTTGCTTTGATTTCGTCTACTCTTACTTTTTCTGTTGTTTTGCTGTTGTCTAGCATTTTTTTAATTAATTTAAGTTAAACAATTGATTCAGAGTTATGCTTACGCATAGTGAAGTATATAGGAATCGAACCTATAAATACCGTTTTCCAAAGAGCAGAGCCTCAGTCATTGACTCTTATTGGATATTGTATCCATACTACCTCATAATATTTAGTACTCTGAGATTACAAGTACTAATTGATGTGTCTTTATTAGGATTATAACCCGCCAAGGCATTTCCCTCTGTTATCCACACTCTTTTGGAGTGTATCACATCAGTGACGGTTAGTATAGCTAACCACTCTTATCGATAATACCTACTCACACAATACTAAGTCTATAATAGAGTAGCGAACCCTAAAATAGAATGTTCTTGTGCGAACACCTGTACCTTGCGAGTACAAAATGCACTACATTCACCGAAGTGTGTAGTATTAGTCACCTTTCGGCACTACCGTCCACTGTCTTTTGCTCTTTTTTAGTTGTTTAGCTTAATCAACTGCCAATTCTTGGGGGCGCGCAGTGGAGGTTGCTATCATCCTTTTGAGATGTAAATACAACACGAGCCCATATGATTTGTCAAATCACGATAATTCAAGACATCCCTTCATCCACTAGGTATGCCTAGTTTATGGACGCCTTTGTTACTGAACAATACCCATACATAGCCTGACGGACTAACTCTGAACTTGTTCTACAGATTATTCTTATTGGGATTACTCCCTCAACGTTAAGCTGGCAACTAACGTCACACGTTCACTCAGGCGATAGCCCTCTGTTTCAATGTGATATTCTGCTTGCGTAGATTGACCATTGCTGGCAACATATCAAGAAATAATGAATGCCCTTGATATGTCTTTCACACATTACTGTGCTTATCGGGCCACGCCCCATTTTTGTTTTTGGATTGCTAATCCCTTTTTCGGTACTTACATCACCAAAGCAATAAGGTGAACGCCTCTGTAAATAGAATATACATGCGATACGGTTAATTAGCGTGGTTGTATCAATTCCACTATAGTAAAGCATGCAGGAATCGAACCTGCAAAAGTATATAAAGGGACTACTGTGAGTATTTATTCATTCTTCTAACCATTTGCTTTATAAAAATAAGTACAACATTCACCGATATAGTTCTTTAACAGAACATACTTGCACGGCTTTCATTAAGTTGTACTTATTTAATACTGTAGTTTAGCGAGTTTACGCTCGGCGTTTTAATATCTATATCTTCTCTGATATGCCTGCAGCTTACAGGATAGTCACCTAGCTTTTTTTGTTCGGTGTTGGAAGGCAACTCGCATCTTCACCGTAATTAATTAAGAATCAATTGAGTCATCACCGTCCCACGAATCTTCCGCAGTAGGTGTAGGCCCCATTACTTCTTCACGTATGGCATCTTTTGTTTCTTCAGAAACAAATACAGAGCATACTTGAGCTTCGTCATTTGCAAATGAACTTACTTCCCAACCAATACGGTCTTTGGAACGACTTTTTACACTTGCTGCCTCTGACACTTGATTTTTAAAGTGAGGACGCATAATATCTTCGATGTCCTTATAGCTCTTTACAAGTTTAGTTAGCAAATCTATTTCTTCTTGGTCACAAATTAGCATGTTTATTAAATGTTTAACATGCCCACGTAACTCTGTAATAGTTTCGCCTGCTTTTTCTTGAGGTATAGCGCTAAGAACTACTGCCTCACATCTTGAGATTGATTCTACGATTTCTCTACGTTCTTTGATTACTTTCGGATTTTTCATCTTGATTACTTTAAGTTTATACACACACCCCACAGATGTGAGGAGACGCTTTGGGCCTAAGTATCTATTTAACGTCGCCCAAACGACTTCTTGAGTAGTTTCCTCCGTGGTACACAGATAGACTGTGAACTGTACAAGTACTCAACATCTTGTGCAGTAGGAGCATCATGGAAATAACCACCACGATTTGATACAAAGCCTAATAGCCTTGAATAATCACTAACTTTCTTTTTTAGTTTTACGAACGAATTTTGCTTTTTAGCCATAATTAATAATGTTAAAGGTTTGATTACAATTTGATTTGTTAGGATTTTGTGGGTTAGATAACACGTAAGCATCTAACCTTGCGTTAACAACTACTATGTTCGTTATTAACTACCGTTGCCAACGGTTAGTAAAGGTTTCGGGTGAGTTAATACACTATTAGTGTACGCACAAACACCACCCGCGGCAAACATTAGTAAAGGTTGAAGGCGAGTTATAAAAAAAGGGAGAAACATAATGTCTCTCCCTTAATTAATCACCAATTACTCCTGAGCACTAAGAATGTCACCACTCTCAGTAGTCTCGAACAACTTACCTTCATCATCTTTGATAAGTGTTGACCAATACACACCTTCTGCGTGCATTGTACCATTATCATTGATAATGTTGATACAGTTCTTACGAGCATACTCTGCATCCTTAGGCACCTTGGTAGTGAACCATGTACATACCTTTAGACCAGCTAAGTAGTAATTCTCTTTACAACCATCAGCTGGTAACTCCTCTCTGATCATATCCATAACAGTTATACTGTTAGTGATACGAGCTTGGAAGACATCCATACGATGACGATACAGCTCTAGACTCTCATCATCTTGACGAGGAGCCATTATGCTAGCAATCGTGTGACCTGCTGGTAATGGTATTTTACAGATAGCATCTGTATGCTCCCACTTCTTCAGCTTCACATTGATAGGAAGAGTACAAGTTCTGCGCTTTAGTTTACCATGCACGTTCTCCATCAAGTGTAGTATTACCCACTCTTTCTTTGGATCACCTGTTGGCTTACCTGCAATCACATCAATGACTTTGTACTCAGGACACTTATGAGTGTTGTCCCAACCAAGGCTGCTCAGGTTAATTGATTTTCTTTCTACATCGTTAGATGCATTCTCATTTTGGAGTTTGTCTAACGCTGTAGATAAGCTCTCCGACTTTTTGTTGCTCTTAACAACTTTTTTACTTGTTTCCATAATTTAGGTTTTATATGGATTAATAAATAATTGAATCGGTGAACTCAACAACCAATAAATGGCTACTAAACTCACCATTGCACTTAGCTAATACCCAAGCAAAGCGGGGGTATTTGCTTTGTGCAATAGTTAGTAGGGGTTGTAGGTGAGGTGGTCTACAATCTCATTTCTGCAAAAAATTTTTTTTCTAAAAAATAAAATAGTACCTTAGCCCTGTGTTTTGATTGATAAATTTTTCAATTGGTTTGGTTAAAGGCCCTTCTTTTTTTAGAAGGGTCTTTTTTTTATAAAAAATTTTTTGTACGTTTGCCCACTGGGTTACCGAACTAGCACTTCAGTCAGAGACGACTGTTGGAACAGACAAGTATCTTCGTTTGATGTTTGAGAGTTGAACCAGCAATGACTCTCCCAACTGAAAAGTTAGTGGCGTTTCAGTTTGGTTTTCTTTTGGCCACTTTTCTTTTAATAATTAAGTGTGAGGTATGATAGATCCAAAAGAGCAAGCAAAGATAATATGGGAATCCTGGATAACGGATTCTACAATAGAAGAAGATTGTGAATATGAAGGAGAAGGAGAAGAAGATTGATGCTATGCATTTATTTACACAACTGAATAAGTTCAATGATGTGGTATTTACAGAAAAAGGACACACATATACTGTCGGGGGGCAGGAAGCTATATCTGTAACCACATTCATTGGACAATTTAAAGAAACTTTTGAGAGAGACTTTTGGGCGGCACGTTCTGCAGAAAAAGAGAATGTAAAACTGCAGGACATTCTAGATAGGTGGGATTCGATTAGTTTACGTGCATGTAATAAAGGGAGTAAGTTCCATGCTTTTGCAGAAAACTACATAAATAATAAGATCCTTACTAATGTAATGTATGACTTTGATATAGATATAGAGGCGTACAACAAAATTGAATCCTACTTTTTAGAATTTTATGAAGAATCAAAAGAAAATCTTGTACCTATTCGCTCTGAGTTGTGCGTTGGTTCTCGCGATCTTGGGATATGCGGTATGGTTGACCAGCTCTACTATTCAACTACTCTTGATGGGCTTGTCATATTTGACTGGAAAACGAATAAAAAAATGAACTACAAAAGCAGGTACCAAAAAAAGATGCTTGGTCCTGTATCTCACCTAGAAGAGTGTGAATTTTCTACATACTCATTACAACTTTCCCTATACAGATACATAATTGAGTATGAAACAGATCTTAAAATTAAAGATTGTTTCATAGTTTGGTTTAATGAAAAGAATGACACCTATAAGCTTATAAAGTGTGCAGATTATAGAAAAGAAATTATAGATATGTTGCATTATAATTAATTTTATTATATTTGGAGCATGATAATACCAATCAAATCAAATATAACACAATCTCTAAAAGCTTACTTACAGGTGCTGAATCCCGTATTAAAACTTAAGGATAAAGAGATTGAAGTGCTATCTAGTTTTTTATCTATATGGCATAAGAATAAAAACAATGCTGACATAGATAAATTACTATTGTCTACGCCTGTTAGAAAAATGGTTAGAAAATCTATTGGTATGTCAGAAGCATCTTTTAATAATCATATTACAATGCTTCGTAAAAAGAAGATGATAGTA